GCGGGCAACCTCGCCGAGATCCAGATGGACCGCTGAGGTTCCCCACCAGAAACGGAAGTGACCTGATATGCCTATCACCTATCCACCGGTGTCGACCACCCTCTCGGGTGATCTGGAAACCATTAGCCGGTTCATGAATTCCCCGACGCTGATCGCACGGCGTCTCCGTACCCTGGCCGAGCAGCGGTATATCGCCGATGCCCTGCTGACCGGCCGTTTCCAAGTGTCTGGCGGCGCCGTTCTGTACGAGACCGGTGAGTCGATCTTCACGACCGACAGTCCGCGTGCGGTCGCGCCCGGTTCGGAATATCCCCTGACCGGAGTCCCGACCGGACAGGCTTCGCTCGCGAAGACTGTCAAGTGGGGCCAAGACACCAAGGTGACCGACGAGTCCATTGCCCGGCAGAATTTCCAGCCGGTCAATAAGGCAATGATCAAGCTCGTCAATCAGAACGTGAAATACGTCGACTCGATCGCGCTGTCGGCGATTGCCTCCGCGATCACGGCAACGCAGGCGTCGAGCAGCGGCGCAGTGTGGAGCAATGCAACCAGTACGGCACAGACCATCCTCACGGACGTCGCGACTGCGAAGGCGTCGATTCTGGCGCTGAACCAGGGCTATGACCCGGACACGGTCGTCCTCGATGACCTGACCTGGGCCTATGCCTACGCCAAGTTCACGGCCGGCGGCTTCCTGCCTCGTGAAACCGATGCGCGAAACCCGCTGGTTACCGGCAGCTTCCCGGTCATCGATGGCATGCGCTGGCTGTCTACGCCGAACCTGCCGACCACGGGAAATGTGCTGGTCGTGGACTCGAGCATGCTCGGCGGCATGGCCGACGAGGATCTCGGCGGCCCCGGCTACGCAAACGCTGGTGGTGTCGGCGTACAGGCTAAGACCATCCGCGACGACGACAACGACCAGTGGAAGCTGCGCATGCGGCGCGTCACCGTTCCGGTCGTCGTCGAGCCGGCTTCCGGTCGCAAGATCACGGGCACCTGATGGCTATTACGTATGAGGCCGCATACGCCAATCAGTCTGGCGATCGCCAGGTATTCGGATCGGATGCGGTCGTCATTTCGACGGACACCGTCGGCGGCGGTGGCGTCGGCAACGTCATCGCCGTAACCGAATCCATTGCGGTCGCTCAGTTGATCGTCGCCGCCCTGAACGGAGAATGACATGGGATACGTCGTCAGCAAGGCGCTCGTCATCACCCGCAAGGAAGACGGCTCCGACCTGTACCTGTATTACGGGTCACCGGTTCCGGGGCACGTCAAGGATGACGAGCTACTGCGGCTCATCGAGGGCGAATTCATCGCTGAAGACGGCGACGTGCAGCCCGACGACAAGCCGGCCGCGAAGACCGCGGCGAAGTAGTCGGCGGCCGTCATGGCGGGATACGCATTCGCAACGCCGGATGACGTCGCCGCGCGCTGGCGGCCGCTCACTGCAGCCGAAACCGTCATTGCCGAGACCCTATGCCTGGACGCTTCGGCGCTCCTACGCGCACGGTTCCCCGGTATAGACGGCCGGATCACTTCAGGTGATCTGGATCCGTACGTCGCGGTGATGGTGTGCGCGGGCATGGTGAAACGTGCCCTCGTCACGCCGGACGATGGCGTGTCGCAGGAAGCCAGCACATCCGGCCCGTTCACGCGGTCGCAGTCATTCGCGAATCCGATGCGGACCGTATTCCTCACTGCGGCCGACACGCTGCTGATTCTCGGTTACCAGCCAGGCGCTATCACCGGGAAATACACCAATGACACGGTTCGGGTCGAGAACAGCGGCCCGGCCTACGTCTACGGATTCTGACGTGGACAGCAACACTGTCGCGGGGTTGATCAAGCGTGAAATAGCCGGGCGCGACGCGCAAGGCAACTATGTCTACAGCGAGACCCTGACCGCGCTCCCTGGGATCTATGCCCCTGGGGGCACAACCGAATTGCTCAACGGTCAGGACATCGTGACAGCGCTCCCCGAGGTGTATTTGCCGACCGGGACCGATGTCACGGCGATCGATGTAGTGATACCGCAGCTTGTTGTGGATTCCTCTGGCGTTCCCGTCCTAGATGGACAGGGCAACGGCCAGGGGGAGCGATATGAGGTCAACGGTAAACCGTCCGCGTGGCCGCCGAATCCGTTCAGCGGTTGGCAGCCCGATATCAGCGTCGTCGTTCCCCTGAAGAGAGTGACGGGCTGATGGCATCGAGCTATAAGCCGTCGTATTCGGGTGTCGGCGAGATGCTCCGGTCAGGATTCCTGCAGGCCGATATGCATGCTCGGGCCGAGAAGGTGGCAGCTGCAGCGATGGCTGACGCCCCGTTCGACCCGGACGACCCAGACGGTCAGCACTACATCGACGCGTTCGAGGTCACCTCGGGTGTCAAGCACGCGAAAACATCGCGCGCCTACGGCCGGGTATCGAACAGCGACCAAGCCGCGGTAGCGGTCGAGTTCGGGAACAAAAACACGCCTGAGCACGGCACACTCCGCAAAGCCTTGAATGCGGCCGGCTGATGGAAACAGACGAAGAAACGGTGACCAGGGACTGGCTCGCGGGCCGGTTCCCTGCCGCGTTCTGCTGCACCGAAACGCCGCCCGATATGGCCAGCGTGCTGCCGGTCATTCGGGTGCTCAGTCTTGGCGGACCGGAAACGCAGCTGACCATAGGGAAACCGTCGCTCAGCATCGCCTGCTTCGACGTCGGCCGTATCGCCGCGAGCGCCCTCGCCAAGCAGGTGTTCCACGATATGCGGTTTCGGTTTCCCGGCTACGTATTCGGCATGGGCGCATCGGTGAACAAAGTCCGCACGATCAGCGGGCCAGCGTTCCGCCCGTACGACAACACCGACCTGCGGTGCTTCGGCATGACCCTGCAGGTCACTTTCCACACCATATACGCGGCCACGTAGACCGCGCTTCACCTTTCCTATCTCCAGCCAGCGACTGAGCCGGCTGTCCCAGCTTGCCCGGCGCTGAGTGATGCGCCCCAGAACAGGAGAACACCGATCATGGCGATCAATACCAATAATGCCCGCTCCTATGGGGATATCACCCAGCGGATTCTGACTGCGCCGCTGGGCACCACGATTCCCACCTCCCCACTGCCGACCGCGTTCGGCGCCGGCTGGCTCGATCTCGGCTGGATGGATGACGCCGGACTGACCGAGACCGACACGAAGCAGGAGACCAAGAAGTACGGCTGGCAGGGCGGCGCCCTCGTCCGGGTGCTGCGGTCTCAGGCTGAGCACACGTTCGCGTTCAACTGCCTGGAAGAGAATGCGATCACCTACGGTCTCGCCCGGCCGAACTCGACGGTCGTCACCACCGGCGGCACCGCCGAAGTGCAGACGGTCACCATCACCGGTACCGGCACCGCCGGTACGTGGACGCTGACACTCCCGGGTGTCGCGACCGCATCCGGGCTGGTCTACAACATCACCACCACCGCGCTGGCGACCGCGCTGAACTCCGCGTTCGGCATGACCGGTATCACGGTCACCGGTACCGCCGGTGCGTCCTATGTGGTCACCTTCCCAGTGTCCGCCGGCAACGTAGTGCAGATGACCGCCACGCAGGCGATCACCGGCGCGACCGCGATCGGCGTCGCTACGACCACGCCGGGCGTCAACGGCATCAACACCACCGACGTGCTCCCGTTCGTCGGCCGGAACCTGCGCATGTTCGGTATCGACCTGGTCGACGGCAGCGTGCACAAACGGTTCATCTGCCAGAACGGTGAAGTCACCGGCAACGGCGACGTCATCTACAACGCCGACAACCTGACGGTCTTGCAGTACACGCTGGAATGCTACATCGACACCAACGGCGCGTTCTTCAGAGACATCAACGACAACCCAGCGCTGGCGTCTGGCCTGTACACCTAATAACGGCCGGCACCGGGCGAATGGTCGCGAGCCCTGCCCGGTGCCGGTTCTTTTCCCTGGGCTCGCGAATTCATCGAAGGGCTCGCAATCATGGCACCACGCGCAACCGCTGCACAACGAGCAACAGCGGCACAGAAGGCCGAAGCGACCGGCGAAGAGAAGTTCGCATTCACCTATGACGGTCGCACCTACCATGCCGACGTCGACATGGACCTCGACGGCCTCGAAGCGATTTACCGCAATGATACCGGCACCTGCATGCGGGTCGCCGTCGGCGAAGATGAATACGCCGAGTTCCGCAAGACGCACACAAAGGCGAGTCAGCTGTCAGCATTCTTCGGTGCCTACAGTGACGCGCTACCAGAAAAAAACTAGTACGGCTCGCCGCGCTACTGCATGAATACCCGGGCGCCGTCGAGGCTGCGCTACTGGCCGAATACGGAGTGGACCTGCTCGGGCTGTGGTGCGGAGGGCTGACAGTCCGACGCGTGGCCGTACTGGTGGATAACCTGCCAGCCGGCAACGCGATCGAGCGGGCTATCGACCCAGAAGGTTCAGTCTGGGCGTCTGGCGAAATCACCCCGTACATTCTGGCTGCCGCGAATGGCATAACTACACCCGGCCAGAAGTCGAAGAAACGTTCCAAGGTCGAGCAGGTCAAGGAATCCAAGCGCCGCGCCGAGCCGGACGAACAGGCCGCGCCTGAACCGAGTCCGGAAGCCGATGGGCAGCTAGTTCCCAGCTTCGGCGGCGATATCCGCAAGCAGGCCCTGGCATATCGGGACCTGATCAACAGACGGAAGGGCGGCGACAATGGCTGATGCAATAGTCGGCTCTGTCGCCGTCGATGTTGTCCCGAGTGCGAAGACGTGGAACGCGAAACTCCGTTCCCAACTGCTGCCGCAGGCCGACAAGCTCGGGACGGATCTCGGCGACCGGATCGGGCGCAACGCCCAGGAGAAGATCCGGGAACGCCTGGCGAAACTGCCAGACGCGAAGATCGGCGTCAACACCAAGCAGGCCGACGCCGACATGGCCCGGTTCCGGAAAGGTGCGTCCAAAGATGCGACTGTAGCTATCAAGCTGGACTCTCGCGGCCTCAGTGGATATAGGGCGCAGCTCGCCGCTGCGACGCGCGACCGTACGCAGCGCATCAACGTCAAGACGAACACGTCGCAGCTCGACTCGGTCCTGAAAAAGCTGGACAAGCTGTCCCTCGGCGGCGGGGCGGCCAAGGGCATCGGCATCGCCGCTCTCGCGCCGGCCCTCGGCGGTCTCGCTACCGCCGTCCCCGTACTTGGCGGTCTCACCGCTGGTCTCGCAACCGCAGGACTTGGTACCGGAGCGTTCGCAGCCGTCGCGGTGCCGGCGTTCACCAAGGTGCAGACGGCAGCGCAGGGTTTAGCTAAGGCCCAGTTACAGCTGAAGCAGGCGCAGGCTGCGGGTACATCCCCGGCAGTGCTGAAGGCACAGCAGTCGCTCGCCAAGGCCCAGGCTGCGCAGGGGAAGTCCGCCACCGGCTCCGCGAAGCAGCAGGCCGCGGCGGCCGCTACGGTCCTAACCGCCCAGCAGCGCCTGGCCGCGGCGGAGAAGGGCTCGCCCACCGCCAAGGCGCTGCTGAAGGAAAAGCAGATCCTCGACCAGCTGGATCCGTCGCAGAAGGCTGCGGTCAAGCAGTATCAGGCGTTCACCGGCGCGGTCACGGATTTCCAGAAGAAGTCCGAACCGGAGGTCTATAAGACGATCGGTGGCGGCTTCAAACTCATCGCCGATCAGCTGCCCAGGGCCACGCCGTTGGTCCAGGGCGCCGCGGGTGCTTTCACCAGCCTGGAGACCGACGCCGGCAAGGCGCTGAATTCTCCGTTCTGGAAGAACTTCGACGACTTCGTCACCAAGCGCGGCCCGGAGTCGATACGGACCTACGGCAAGGTCGCAGGCAACACGGTCACCGGTCTATTCGGGATCGTCCAAGGTTTCGACCCGCAAATAAAGACGACCCAGGACGGACTACTTAGCCTGTCACGGAGCTTCTCCAAGTTCGGGCAGGACGCCGCGTCCGGGAAGTCGAAGTCGTTCAAGCAGTTCACCGACTTTGCGCACGATACGGCCCCCCAGGTCAAAAAGGACCTGGGCGATATCGGAAAGCTTGCCGGTAACACTGTCGTCGGGCTCGCGCCGTCAGTAGGTCCATCGCTGAAGCTCGTCGACGATGTGGTGAAGGGTATCAGCCCCATCATCGGCCCGCTCGAGGCGAAATTGCCCGGCATCATCGGGAATATCGACACGATGGTGCAGAAGGTTAGCCCGCTGGCATCTGACCTCGCCGGTCCATTCAGCGAGGGCGTGGCGACCGCCATAGAAGGTGTCGCGACCGCGATCGGGGATATCGCCGGCTGGCTGGACAAGATTCCCGAGCCGATCCTGAAGAATATCGGCGAGGATATCGGGGTCCTCGTCGCGGCGGCGACGCTCACGAAACTGACCGGGCTTTCTAAGGTACCCGGCATTCTCAAGGGCATCTATAACGCGTTCCCGAAAAAGGGTACGAAGGATCCGCTCGACAGCATGGGCGGCAAGTTCAAAGACATGGGCAAGGAGGCTGGTGGGGCGGCCGGCGGGTTGGACAAATTCTCTGGTGCCAAGGGCCGTGAAAAGGCCGCTCTCGGCGGCAACGATGACCTGCTGGATTCCAACGCCTCGGCAATGAAGAAATTCGGCGATGAAGCCGAAACCGCTGGCAGTAAGCTGGGCAAGCTTCCGGGGCTCGCTAAGGGATTCTTCGGGTTGGCTGCCGGGGCGGCCATTCCAGCCTTCAACATTCTGGCTAACGACGACACATCTCTAGGCGTGCAGTCGGCCAAGAAGAACATCGACACGGTCAAGGGCAAGACCGTCAGCATTAAAGCCAATGACCTGCTGCAGCCGGCGGTGCAGGAAGCCAACAGCGCGCTGGACAAGGTACGCGGTCGAACGGTTGATCTGAAGGCGAATAATGCAACGGGTCCAGCGGTTCGCTCTGCGAACAGCACCGTATCGTCATTCCACGGCAAGGACGTCGCCCTCACCGCATCCGGCCTGGCTGGCATTCGGAACACATATTCGCAGGCGCAGGGAACTGTCAATCAATTCCACGGCAAGAGCGTCCTGCTTGTTGCGTCCGGGGCGGGTATCGCTGGGCAGGTGTCGGCGGCGCAGTCGCTGATCAACAGCCTGCACGGGAAGAACGTCACCAATACGGTGACGACGAACTATGTGGAGCACCATAGCGGCGGCGGCAAGACCAGCACGCCCAAGGGTTTGTTCGCTCCCGGATCAGGTCTGACGAAGCCGAAGAATTCCGGCAATGACCTGTTCAATCTGCCCGGCATCACCGTCCCCGGCGGCGTGAAATTGCCACTTCCGGGAGAGCTGGTTCCGGTAGGGGCAACTGGCGGCAAGTTCGGCAAGATCAGTGGCCCGGGCACCGGAACGTCCGACTCTATCCCGGCGATGCTGTCCAACGAGGAATGGGTGATCAAGGCCGGTCGAGCTCGGCAGCTCGGAGACAATTTCATGAACTGGGTGAACTACGGTTCGGGCGTTAGCCCGCCGGGATTCATGCGCCTCTATGCCGATGGCGGCCCAGTCCAGCGCCTTGCCACTGGCGGCAAGGCCGCCACGCCGAAAACGCAGTACGTCTACGCCACTACGGCGGCTACCAGGGCCACGGCAGCGAAGCAGCGCAGCAACCTGCAGGCGACCGGTGAAAAGCTGCTGGCGTCGATCCTGGCCGGCATGGTCGGCAGCGCTAGCGCGTCGAAGATATCCAGCACCGCGGCGTCCGTGATCAGCAAGATTGACAGCGCGTTTACGGGAAGCCGGCGGTCGTCGCTGGTCAAGTTTGTGCAGAAGGAAAACCGCGACCTGCAAGGACTGGCGAAGCAGCGCGACGCGCTGAAGGTGAAGCTGAGCACCTACAACGACGCCCGGACGTCAGCCGTGCAGGCGGCGACGTCGTTCGGCGCGGTCACGACTCTTCCGACGGGCACCGGCTCGGGCAATCTAGTCGCTGGCCTGCGGATCAAGCTCGGCGATATCAAGACGTTTTCCCGGAATCTGAAGACGCTGGCCAAGCGCGGCCTGAACGCTCGAGCGCTGAACCAGATCATCGCGGCCGGTCCGGATCAGGGCGCAGCATATGCGGCCGAGCTCGTCGCCGGCACGAACGCCAATATCAAGTCGGTGTCGTCGCTGACGAACCAGATCAGCCTGGCGTCACGGCAGTTCGGCACCCTCGCGGCGAATAGTGAAGTCGGCGGGAACATCGCCAAGGACTTCGTCGCCGGCATCGTCTCTCGCGAGGGCCGGCTATCGGATGCGATGACTCGAGCCGCTCGGGCATTCGCGAAACAGCTGCAACTGGACTTCAACCGGCAAGCCTCGAGCATCAAGGCGAAGACGGTGAAGGTCAAGGTAACGAAGCACGACACCGGCGGCCTACTGCCGGAAGGGCTGTCGGTCAACCTGAACGAGACTGGCCGGCCCGAGCCCGTGCTGACGCCGAGTGAGGAAAAGGCGTTCCGGTCGATCGCGAACGGCAACGCCAGCTGGGCGGGGAAAGCAGCCCAGCACATCATGCCCAACCCAACAATCAACATCTATTCCGACACTGACGCCGACGCTCTCAGTCAGCGGCTAGCGCTGGTCCTGCGGGGTGTCGGATGAGCGCCCCGCCGACCACTCACTTCGCCGCGGCGTGGATCACCGACACCGCTAACCAGATCATCCTTGATCTGTCGAACTCAGCCAGCCTGCCCTATGCCGTGACCGACCTGGATCCGGGAATGCCGGCTATTAGGTCGTCAACCAGTGATGCACCTGGTAGGCCCGGGTCGATAAACCTGACCCGGTTCTTCGGCGCCCGAGCGGTGACGCTGGGCCTGGTCGCTGACGATGACTCGGCGCGCCGCACGCTCATGACGACGCTGTCTGAGCTCGCCGACCCGGCGCAGCGCTTCTACCTCGTTGCGCAGGTCCCGGAATGGGGAACCGGCCAGTGGCGGATGCTGCTGGTCGCTGATCAATTCTCGATGCCGCTCACCTATTCCGATGCCGATTTAACGGCGGGCTGGCAGGCGCCGGGCGGCGTATGGGAATCAGCGATCGAGCTGACCCGGAACGTCCTTCTCGGCGGCGTGCAGACCGGCGGGAAGACGTATCCACTGTCGTATCCGCGGGATTACGGCACCGGCTCGGCTCCCGGTTCGGGCGTGATCACGATCAAACAGAATCAGCCGACACCGCCGACGATCAAGATATTCGGCCCCGTCACCGCGCCGGCTATTGCGAACGCGACGACGGGCGCCACGATCGCCTTCGCCTCGACGTTCACGATCGCGGCGAACCAGTACGTGGCCATCGACTGTAGTGGCGACACATCGCCGCGGGTGACCGCGAATAGCGATCCGACGCTGTCCCGCGAGCAGTTTATCGACTGGTCACAGTCAAACCTGTGGTGGCTGGCGTCAGGCCCTAACCAGATCCAGTTCACCGGTACCGGTGCGTCCGCTGTCACTCAGGCGGTCCTGACATGGCGGGAGCGCCGACTATGACGAACACAACCCGCTGGTTGCAGGCACCAACCGGCGGCACAGTGCAGACCTATACCGGCGTCATGGACCGGCTCCTCATTGCCAGCATTTGGCCGACCGAAGGCATTCTGGGCCTGACGCATCTGAAGGTGTCGCAGCGCGGCGCCGGCGCAAATATGTCGGTGGATGTCTCGTCCGGGTCAGCGGCGATCACTAATGACCGTGTGTCCAACGGCGGTTCGTATCACACCAACGAATCAGCGACCGTGAATGTCGCTATCCCGGCTGCCCCTCCGTCGGGATCCAGGACGCACCTGATCGTGGAGCAGATCAATGACCCGCAATCCGACGGCGGGACCAACTACGTATCCGGTCCGATCTGTGTAGCAGATACCGGCTCGGGTGCGACAGTCCCGCAGTCGGCGCTTCTGCTCGCACAGGTTGCCGTCGTGGCAGGACAAGCCACCGTCGTCAACGCGAACATCACCGATAAGCGAGCGCTTGCGTCGAACATCCCGCAGTCACTGGGACAGATGGGCTACTCAGCAACCCTATCCGGCGCTGGCCGGGTAACTGTCACCCACGGCCTGGGTTCCATCCCGTCGAACGTCCTATTCTCGATGGCCGGTGGTGGCAACGGCGGCGGGGAAACCTACTTCCCGAACATGTTCTTCAACAGTTCAACCCCCGACGCATCGACGTTTATTCTCGAATTCATCAAAACGGATGGCACCACCGGCGCCGGTGGTCAGGCTGTCGTGTTCAACTGGCAAGTAACGCGGTAATGGTCGCCTGGACGTATGCGATTGGTGACCATGCCGTCGGCCCCACCTACGAACTCACTGATGCACAAGGCCCGCAGCTGACGTTCTATCTGGGTGGCCAGCCGCACCAGTTCAACGCCACCATTGACGGCCGACGCGGTGCCGGCCTGTTCATGCAGGAAATGGTCCACGACCTGTGGGCATGGCGGGACCCGGAAGACGGCACCGGGAAAAAGCTGGCATTCCGCGGTCCGATCACTGCCGCGTCCAGATCGATCGACGCGAATAGCCACACGATCGAAATCACCGCCAATTCCTACCGCGCCCGGCTCGCCCGCTGGCTCAGCCCGCAGCCCACGCCCGCGTCCCAGTCGAACCTCGTTTCGCTGCACGCCGGCACGGCCACGATCACCGGCTGGGCCTGGTGGGCGGTCCTCTACAACCTCGCCGCGAGCGACCTCGGCGTAGCGGCCAGTCCGATCATCGTTGATAAGCATTCGACCGTCGGGTCGGTCATCACGCAGACGGTGCAGGGTGGTCTAGCAATCGACGCCGTCATCGACGCGCTGTCCACAGTCACTGCGTTCGACTGGGACATGGTGCCGAACGATTCCACGAAGCAGGTGGAATTCACCACGTGGGCATCGCGCGGCACCGCGAAACCGGGATCGCAGTTCATCATTCTGGACCCGACAACCCTCGGCGCGCCGGGCATGGGCTCGAACTGCACCCTGACCCGGACGTTGGATCTCGGCGGGTTCGCCAACCAACTGTTCCTCAACGGCACCGATGCGACCGGCCAATCGGTATGGGTGAAGGCGACGACACCCTACGGTCCGGAAGGGCTCTATCAGCTCGGTCAGGACGGCACCAACATCGACCCGTCGCAGTTGACCGCCCGCGCGAACACCTTGCTGGCGCAGGCCCAAACTCCGACCCCGGCATACACGGTCAGCCCACAAGAAGGCTGGTGGGGCGGACCGTCGGATGTGTGGCTGGGTGATGCCCCGCAGCTCGTCATCAAAGACGGCGCCCTGAACGTGAACCAGGCGTACCGGGTGCAGCAGATCACCATTTCGCCGGACGGTAATGGTGCTGAAAATCCGCAATTTACTGTCGGTTCGCCACCCCTGGGCAAGCATGGCGAATTCGCGCTGGCTAAGACCCTAGCCGGCATGGCGCGCCGGATCCGCAATGTAGAAGTGCGGATCTGATGACCGCCGTATCCGTATCGCAGAGAGGCGAATGATGTGGCGGATCCTGCTGTGCTGTCCACCGCTATTGGCACGGCCGTCACAGGTGGGCTACTCGCGACCGCGAAAATCATCGATGCCGTCTCGAATTTCATCGATGCCCGACGGGACCGCAATAACGGTGGGTCGAAGCGGCAACGCCGGGATCTGCGGCTCGCCCGCACCTATGAGGATCGGGCGGACAAACTCCGGGATCCGTACCGGCGTGAGGATGACAGCGGCCCTTTCGAGCAGGCATTGGTGACGCCATGAGTCTCTACCGGAAGATCTCACCATCGGCGGCAGCCATCGGCATGGTCGCCGTGCTCGTATCGGGCGGCTTCCTCGCCGTCGAATGGCAGCACACCAACAGCCGTGTCACCTCGAATCAGCGCAAGGTCGACGAGTCGTGGTGCCGGTTCCTAGAGAAGGTCGACTATCCGCGCACCACCGCTGCCGGGCGTCGTTACGCGGCTGCGTTGAAAGAGCTCGAGCAGGAACGGCATTGCCATGGCTCGTAGCCCCGTCCTGCCGAAGCATGTGCATCACGGTCTGTGGCTGCTGTTCGTACCGTTCACGGTGGCCCTGATTCTGCTGGTATTCCAGTATCTGGGCCGGAACGATCCGCTGCCGTACCGCCTGCAGCAGCAGACGATCGCGAATGCGCAGAATCAGGCGAAGCTGAAGGCGAACCACCTGTCCACGGTGGGGCCGCCAGCCGCCGAGATCTCGAAGGGCAACGCGACCGCAGTCCCGACACGGGTAGCCCCGACGACACCGGCGCCGACATACACGGTTGCGGGTCCGTCGGGTGCGACCGGTCAGCAGGGTCCGGGACCGACAGATGCGCAGGTCCAGACCGCGGTTGGTCGATACTTCCATGCGCACCCCGTCAGGCCGCCCGTGTCGGCCGCCCAGATCACCGCTGACGCCGCCTCGTATGTGGCCCGGTATCTGCGCACCCATCCCGCACCAGCGGGGAAGGCCGGCGGCACAGTGCCGTCAGGAGTGCCGGGCTCGCCGGGCGTCGAGGGCAGCCCCGGACCGTCCGGCGCAACAGGCGTGCAGGGGCCAGCGCCGACCGATGCGCAGATCGCCACCGCGGTGCAGCAATACCTTCCTGGCGCGGTCGCGGCGTATCTGATCGCGAACCCGCCCGCCGCCGGACCAGCGGGCAGCACGGGCCCATCCGGACCGTCCGGCGCGAGTGGTCCGCCGGGAGAGACCGGCGCGCAGGGTGAGACCGGCGCAACCGGACCACCTATCGCCAGCTGGTCGTGGACGGATCCGGATACCGGCGTCGTGCATGTCTGCACTCGTTCCGGCGGCACCGTCGACGCCCCGACGTATTCGTGCACCAGTGAAACACCTGCAGGGCCCAGCGATACCGCTACGCCCTAACACGAGGAGATCACCCATGACCGCACCGCATTGGGTCGCGCGCGCCCCGGATGTGCCGCGATGACAGTCAAAGGCTTTGATTTTTCGCATTATCAGGGCCAGATCAACTGGCAGGCAGCGAAGGCTGCGGGTAACCGATTCGCCTACGGCAAGGTCATCGAAGGCACCCAATATCCCGACGCAACCTGGATGCGAAACCGGGCCAGCGCGCTCGCGCTCGGCATCCCAGTGGGCGGCTATTTCTGGGCACACCCAAACCTGGATGCCCGCGCGTCCGCGAATGGCTTCCTCGCTCATCTGAACCAGGTCCCGGGCATGCTCCAGCCGATCCTGGATATCGAACACAACGGCTCACCCTACGGGCCCGATGGCGCCGGAGGCAGGTCGCCGTCGCAGATCCATTCCTGGATCCACACCTTCCGCGACGTCGTGCAGGCGGCCGGATACCGCCTCGATATCTACACCGGCGCCTGGTGGTGGAATCCGCAGGTCGGACCGGCCGCCGGGAATTGCACGACGTGTGCGAAATCGCGGCTCTACCTCTCCCGGTATGCGCCGTCGATGGGCGAGATCCCGGCGCCGTGGACGAAGGCCGCGGTCTGGCAATACACCGAAACCGGCCACGTACCCGGCGTTTCTGGCTATTGCGACCAGGACGTACTCGTCGGCGCCCAGACCCTCGCCGACCTCACCTACGGCGCCCCGACACCGCCGAGCTCCAAACCCCCCACCCACGAGGAGATCCCCGACATGTTTGTAGCTAAGCCCACAACGAAAGGTGTGTACCTGCTCGTTTCCGGGGCAGGTGTCACCATCATCGCCGACGGCGAGTCAGCGTCGGCGTTGAAGCACGCCGGCATTCCGCTGGTCATGTTGTCCGATGCCGATTTCAATCGCCTGAAGGCGCTGGCCAAGTGAACGCCCTCCGCGCGCTCCTACGGAAGATCGCGAATGAGCCGGTCGTGCACATCGCCGGCACCATTCAGGCCGTCGCGATCTGGTTCTTTACCTACGTCTACACCGGCTGGGACCCGACCGTTCACCAGCAGAAGCTCGCCGGCCTCGCATCCGCTGCCGCCTATGCAATCGCGTTCATCGCCCGCCAATACGTCACTCCCGTAGCGAAGGCTGCCGCGCTGGCGACCGGCGGGGCCGGGCAGGCGAATGCCGGCACGGTCGATTCCGACGACATCCCCGACGGTCCGCTCGACCCGAACGCCCCCGTCGTTCCTCCGGCTGCATAGGACCCAGACATGGCATATCCCGGTAACCTCCCCGCGGCGGCCGTTTCCGGGACGCTGCTCGACTGGAACGATGTCCCGCTGAAATCGGCGCTGATGAAATTCACGCCGTCGATCAACCGTGTCGCCGATCCGACGGACGGGTCGATCTTCTACAAGACGACCAGCGTCCCGACGTGCACTACAAACTCCACGACGGGCGTGTTCACGGTCAACCTGATCCCCACGGACGACCCCGACGAGACACCGATCGACTGGTATTACGACGTCCACATCACCGGCATGGACAATGCTTCGACGCCGCAGCCGCTCGACTACACCGAGAAATGCGTCGTCGTCCACGACCAGGGCACGCTGAAATTGGCGGCCCTGATCCAGCCCGACGGGATACCCCCGAACACGCTCAACCCGATCGCGTTGACGCAACTCGCCGATTTCGACAACACGACCCCGGCGACGAACGGTCAAGTCCCGGCCTGGAATTCGACCACGCAGAAGTGGACGCCCGGTAACGCGTCGGGTTCGGTCGTATCCGTCAACGGCCATTCGGGTCCGACGATCACCCTAGGGCCGTCGGATATCGGCTCACCAGCCACCTCCGATGTGCTGCTGAAGGCCAGCAACCTGTCGGACCTGGCGAACGCTGGCACGGCGCGGACGAACCTCGGGTTGGGGTCTGCGGCGACGCAGGCATCCTCCGCGTTCGACCCAGCCGGCGCAGCAGCGGCTGTCACGGCCGGTGTGGCGCAACTCAAAGGCCCGAAGATTTACGTCGAGGATTACGGCGCTGTCGGGAACGGCACCACCGATGACACGACGTCGATCCGGAACGCTATCAACGCGGCGGTGGCGGCAGCGTCGTCGACGGGCAGCAATTACGCCGAGGTGCATTTTCAGGCGAAGACGTACCTGGTCAACGGCAGTCCCGTGATCGGTGGCGCGACGTTGGGTAATGCGATCCTGCCTGTGCCGATCATTGCGTCGACGGCGGCGAAGGTGACGTTGGCGTTCAAGGGTTCGGGTGTGTCGGCGGCGTATTCGCATTGGCTGCAGACGGTCCCGCAGACCACGGGCACCGTCATCAAAACGACGCTGACCGGTTTGACCCCGGACGGTACGTATGGTGATCCGTCGATCATCGGCGGCCCCGGCCCGTCTTATAACGGGGGCGGTGGGGCGACGGACAAGTTCAACAACATGCTGCTGGTTGTGGACGGGATCGACTTCAACGTTCCCGTGAATCCGTCGTTCGTGGGTGTCGATGCGCGGCAGATCGCGTCAGCGATGTTCCGGGACTGTGCCCTGATCGCGAACGTTCCCGTGATCGGTACGGCACCGAACACGCTCGGGACGATCCCGACGAACTCGAACAGTCTCGCCATCGGGATGCCGAACACCGGCAACAACGACATTTCCTGGATGGACAACGTCACGATCGAGGGCTGGTACTACGGCCTGTCGTTCACCGAGCATTTCAACGCCGGCCGTATCGGGTTCCTGTATATCAACACGGCCCTGTACTCCAACATCGCCGGTGCCCCGATCCATGGCGCATCGATCCGCTACATCGGATGCGAGTTCTTCAAGACCGGTTGGGAAGTCGGCGGCGTCACATCGAGCTCACAGTTCCCAGTGAACATTGGCCTGTTCGATTTCGAGTCGAAACTGTCCGGCGGTGCCGGGCATTTCAACGACCCGCATTCGGCGATCTATGGCGAAATCGGCTGGTCCGACTATCAGCTGACTGCACCCGTGGTCGTGGGTGCAACGAATGTGTCGATCAAGAATTACCAGATCGCACAGGGCGTCGTCGGACCCCCGTCAGTACCGGCCACAACCGTGCCGCTGCGGAACCCGTACTTCCGGGACTGCGACGTCTACATCACCGGAACATTGACGGGACTGAAGGTCGACGGTGCGGCCCTGCCGATCGCGACCGGTCATGTGACGGTACCGAACAACCGCACCATCGAGGTCGACTATTCCTCCGCCCCGACGTGGGTCTGGATCGCGCGGGGCGTGTAGCCCGCACACATCACGAGGAGACTTGCCATGGCGAAGCACGCCCAAAAACTCGACCGGCGTAAACGGTCCATCACGATCGCGTCCAGTGTTGCCGGCGTAGCGCTCGGCGCCATCGTGACGCTGTCCCTCACCGCATCGGGGCAGACCGGCGGATCCGTGCAGGGCGACCAGACTTGCAGCTTCTCCATCCTGGCCGGTGTCGTGTCGCCGCTGGCGTGCGTGGCGGCGCCGACAACCGAACCGACGACCCCGCCGGCTACGACCACCGTCCCGCCGACGACAATCCCGCCAACCACGGCACCGCCGACCAGCCCGAGCGCCTCCGAAACCACGCCGCCATCCGGTGATTACCCCGACGCATCCACGACCGGCGTACTAGCGGGGAAACCGGTCCAGCGGGTACCGGAAGACATTACCTCCGGCGCGGGCTGGAAAGTCGTCAACGGCAACGTGATCATCTCCGGTAACGGTGCCGTGTTCACCGGCTACCAGGTGTCGGAAACGGTGCAGATCACCGGCGCGAACGTCACCGTCTCCAACAATATTGTGCAATTCCTCGGCGGCGGCGGGAACAACTTCGGTATCGAACTGCGGCATGCGAAGAACGCCACCATCGAACACAACCAAATATCGGCGATGCAACCCAGCGGCGGCACCGATACCGGCCGGCTCACCGCCGGCATCAAAGATATCTTCTTCGACTCGACCGGCACGAAGATCCTTGCGAACGACATCGCCGATGCGTCCTGCGGCATCCAAACCAACTCCGGCCTGGTGCAGGACAACTACGTCCACAACCTCGCCAGTCAAGGCAACGACCACGTCAACGCCGTCCTATCCGGCTCGGCCGGGCCGGAACCGCTAATCGTGCGACACAACACACTGCTGAACCAGTTGGGGCAGAATTCCGCAGTCGCGTTCTACGAGGACGGCGGATCGCAGGGAAACCACACCGTCGATAACAACCTGCTCGGCGGCGGCGGATACGTCATCTACGAGGGCGGCGGCGACCACTCCGGGATCCCGAACCCACCGAACATGGCATTCACGAACAACCAGTTCACGACCCGGTACGCCGCCAAGGGCGGCTATTACGGGCCGGTCGCCTATCCCGTGTCTGGTGCCACCTGGTCCGGGAACGTTTGGGCAGACGGCCCCAATGCTGGCCACGCAGTCACCCAGTAGGAGAAACTCCCATGCCGAGCATCACCCCGTACACGCCTGTCCGGACCGACTACACCGACTATCCGTCGTCCACTGCGGTCGCGATTTCCGGGGCCGAATTGTTGGCCCGCGACGAGGCGATCGTCGAAGCCATCGTTGCGATCAATGCGCTCGGTACGGCGGCCGATCATCCGGCCGGAGACTTCGACACGTCCGGGGCGGCAGCAGCGGCGCAGTCCGCGGCGGCTACGGACGCGACGACGAAGGCGAGCGGTGCGCAGTCCGCAGCAATATCGGCAGCCGCGACCGACGCCACCACCAAGGCCGGTAACGCCCAGTCGGCCGCGATCTCCGCTGCTGCCACGGATGCGACCACGAAGGCCAATGCGGCCACGGCCAGCGCGCTGCAGAAGGCCAGCAACCTTGTCGACCTCACCAACGCAGCCACGGCGCGGACATCGCTCGGGCTCGGCACCGCCGCAGTAGCGAATACCGGGGCGTTCGATACGAACGGTGCGGCCACAGCGGCGCAGGCGGCAGCGATCGCGGCATCAAACCAACGCGCGTCGAACCTGTCCGACGTCGCCAGTCCGGCGACGGCACTGGCGAACCTGTCCGGGGCGACGCTCGCGTCCATGGCGCAGATCAAGGGCGCCCGGGTGTATGTCGAGGACTCCGGCGCGAAGGGGGATGCGAAGGTCATCTACGACGGTGCTATTACCACCGCCACCGCGACGTTCACGAGTGCCACCGCAGTATTCATATCCGGGGACGTCGGGAAGGCCATCACCGTCGCCGGGGCGGGTGCGGCCGCCGCGCAGCTGACAACCACGATCACCGGATTCACCAACTCATCCACCGTCACATTGGCCACGACAGCGGGTACGACTGTCTCCGGTGCCCGGACCGTGTACGGCACGGACGACACCGCCGCCATCAAGGCCGCACTGGCGACTGCTGTTACGAACTGTCAGACGGCCGGCACGTTCCGGGCTGACGTGTGGTTCCAGTCGAAGCTGTACTTCTGCAACGGCCCGTTGACGAAGGGCGACGCCGCGTCGCTGGGTAACGCCATCATCCCGCTACCGCTGGTCATCTCGACCGTCCACAAGGTCACCCTCGTCCTGCACGGCCTGTCCTCCGCCGCGTACTCGCATTGGAACCAGACCGTTCCGCAACACGACGGCACCACGATCCTGACCACACTGACGGGGCAGACCACCGACGGCACCTGGGGTGACCCGTCCATCATTGGCGGCCCGGGACCCAACTACAACGGCGGTGTCGGCTCGAATGACAAGTTCTCGAACATCCTCGTCATCATCGACGGCATCACCGTGTCCGCCCCGCAGAACCCGTCGTTCGTCGGTTTCGACTTCCGGCAGTGCGCCTCGGCAATGGTCCGGGAAGCGAAAGCGATAGCGTTTATCCCCGTCGTCGCCACCGCCCCCAACCTGACCACCACGCCGACGAACTCCCTCAGCCTCGGTCTGGCGATGCCGAAGAACTCCAACAACGACATATCCCTGGTCGAGTCGTTCACCTGTGAAGGCTTCTACTACGGCATCTCGATCAACGAGCATTTCAACGCCGACCGGCTCGGCTTCCTGTACGTCAATACCGGCGTGTTCATCGGCGTCCCCGGTGCCGCGATCCACGGCGCGAGCATCCGGTACATCGGCCTGGAATACTACAAAACCGGGATCGAAGTCGTCGGGTCGGCGAGCAGCTCATTCCCGATCTTCGTCGGCCTGTTCGACAATGAACAGCTGATAGCCGGCGGATCCGGGCACCTGAAAGACAACAACTCGTCCCTGTACGGCGAGATCGGGTGGGCGTCCTACGACCTCACCGACCCGACCATCGTCGGCGGCCTGAACGTCAACTTCAAAAACTACCGCCGCCCAACCGGCCCCATGACCGCCCCGACCGTCCCCGCCACCACGGTCGCATTCACCAACACCTACCGCCGGACCGCGGCCGTCGTCGTGGCCGGCGGCACCATGACCGCCAACACGAAGATCGACGCCACCGATCAACTCGTCCAGGCCGGCACGTTCATCGTCCCCGGCGGCCACACCATCACCCTCACCTACTCCGCGGCCCCGTCGTGGGCGTGGACGTTGCTGCCATGACCATCACTGCCGCCTATCCCGGCATCGCCATGCCAGGGCTCGCGCTGCCGGGCAGCACCGTCGTGTCACTGGAAGCCGTCCCGGTGACGAACATCCTGGTGAAACCCAACGGATCACCCGATGTCGGCCTGACCGTCTACGCCCAACTGGTCAGCTCGAACCCGTGGCTGCCTGATGGCCGGGAGATCGTCAACTGGGCCACCGCCGTCACCGACTCCACCGGCCTGTGGATCTTGAACCTGTACCCGACCGGTGGCCTCGCCGCCGGTTCGTACTACCGGATCCGGGAAGGCGCGAGCACCTGGACCATCCAAGTCCCCGACGGCGGCGGGAACCTGCACGACCTGCTCTATACGCCATGACCGCGACCGTCATCACCGAACCCACCGACGCTGCGGTGCAGGCCGGCATCAAGGCATGGCTCGCGGACAAGACCGCGGCCGGGATGATGCGCACCGACCTGGTATTCGACTTCACCGGCACCGCGAAACTCCTCACCTCGCTCCTCCCACCCGACACCGGGCAGCTGCAGGGCGTGCGGTGGCGGGGCGGCCGGAAACGCGGCACCATCCTGCAATGGGCCTCGACCGAGCCGATGCTGGCCGCGCGGGGGCAGCTGCGTAATTTCGAGTTCGCGGACCTGACGTTCCAGTCCGCGACCCCGAACGCCGGCGGCCTGTACTTCCTCTCCTCCGTCGCAGCATCCAACCAGGACGGACTCTTCAAGCGGTGCGAATGGATGGGCTCGTGGGCATACGGCGTCGGCCTCAACGGCCCGGCCACGGCGAACCTCAACTCCGAGATCGCCTTCGACCAGCCGGCGTTGAGCAACGACGCGAGTTTCTCGAACGCATGGCTGTGGTCCGGGATGACACCCGGCCATCCGCAAGAGGACCAGGCGGTCAATTTTTCGATCCGGAACTCGAAGCTCGAGGGTAGCCACGGCACGTATCTCCGGTTCGACTACGGCGGCTGCGTCACGATCGACGGTTTCAACTCCTGGCTACACACCGGCCAGTCCAACGACGGTGTCCCGGCCGGCACCATGGTCGTGCTTGGGCCGGGACCGCACGCCGACGGTGTGCAGATGTTCCATGCGACCGGGGTCCGCGCCGAGCTCCGCTCGAAGGACTCCCGCCTGATCGACTGCAGCTGGGGAGCGGCCGGGCATGTCGTCTGGGACGGGCTGTCCGACACGGCGAACGCGTTCAAGGTCGGCAACGGGCAGACCGCTACCTACCGCGGCCCGGCCCGCATTGCCTACCGAGACTGCGAGCTCGGCGGCTGGCACGGTGTCACCGGGATAGCGCCGCTGCAGGTCTCCTACGACAGCTGCAGCTCGAAGTTCGGCAATCCCTTTCGGGCGACCGGGCTCACCGGTAACGGCCAACTCCGTTATGACACTGCGGCGGTCCCGCTCGTCACTGCTCGCTAGATCCGCACATACCGCACGGACACCCCGGCGGCGCTCTCTCGTTTCCTCGTCGATGAGAGCGCCGTCGGGGCTATTTTTGCGTCCTGATGCCGAGCTGCCGGCGGAGGTCATCGAGATCCCACCGGTACTGGCCGCCCGGCGTGATGTAGGCCGGCGTCACCTTGCCCTCGCGCGCCCACACGCCGAGCGTCGTCTTTCCTATCCCTAGCGCCTTGGCCGCGACGGGCGTGGAGACGTACTCGGGCGACATGCCCGTCATGATCACATCCGGAACGGATCATCAGGAGCGAAACAGACCCGTCTGTCCCGACAGTCCCAAAAGGCTTGACGGTCCCAACGGTCCCGATCGGTGCTACGCTGGCCGCTCTCTGTTCCTACTCAGACACGGGTAGTGATCATGTCTCGGCCAGTGCATTGCCAGTCGTACCCGGCGCCGTGCCCGAAACTCGCCGCCTACGAGGTGACCCGCAAGGACGGCCTACCGCCGCGCTACTACTGCCGCTGGCATCTGCACACCGGCAGCGCCGTCGCGATCAAGAAAGTCGCCTAGAGCCAGCCGTGCCGCGCGATGACCACCCGGGCCGCGCGGCACGGCTCTACGATCGGGGGATGGGCATGACCAAGGAGCGCAAGGAGATCCGGCAGACCTGCGGACGGTGCAAGGGCGGCGGCCTGATCTGGGTCGATCGCCAGTATAAGACGAAGGACAAGAACGGCAAGACGATCATCACGACCAAGAAGGATTCGCAGCTCTGCAACTCGTGCGGCGGCGTCGGCTACCACAAGCGTTACGTCTGAGGCTTGCCGTTCACCGGCATCCAGCCCTCGCCTGCACAGTCCTTGCACCGCTTCGAGGTGTATGCGGTCGAGCCGTTGCCGTCGTGATCGACGTACATCGTGGGCGCCGGCGCCATCCCGGTACCCCTGCATGTCGGACACATGACGTTCCAGGTTGCGGCGGCCTTCTCCATGGATGTCATCGTGCCACGAACCCGGACGCGTGGCAGCGCGAGCAGACCTGCCGCACCGACTCGGTGATGGTCTTGCCGTCCTTGATCCGCTTCTTGAACTTCATCGTGTGGCCCTGACCGCTGCATGCTGGGCAGGGCTTCGTGAGGCCCTTGCCGCTGTCGTGCGCCGGCCCGTGGCTGCCGCTGATCCCGCCGCCCTTGCGTTTGAACGGGGACATGTCGTTCACCTTCCTCTATATGGAGCTATCCCGCACCCCCGTGGAGTGCGGGACAGCGGCCCGGGTCTAGCAGTGAATGATTACGTCGCCCTGATGGCACAGGATGACGACCTGGTCGCCGGTCTCCAGGACGTGGAACCCGCGCACGCGGGCTTCCTCCATGACCACCTCGAGCGACGCGTACTGATCGACGTCGCGGCGAGCACGGCGAACCACGCCGCCAGCGTTGGCCTGATCTGCGCTGAAGATCTGCTGCACCCAGGCCGACGGTATGAGCACCCGCGCAGGCGCCTTAACAACTGCGGGGTCAGGCTTGATAAAGACCATGGTGATTATCCTTCCGTTGTGGGCTAGCGCGTGCCGGGGAACCGGCGGCAGCTTGCGGCATACCAGAGAGCTGACGCGCCGAGCCAGAAGGCGATGGCAACGACAAGGCCGGTGAACGCCGCCCGGGCGTAATGCGGATCCGAGCTGAACACGCGGACGATCTCCGCCTGCTGACCCCACGCCATGGCGAAGGCAGTCTCTATGGTCGCGAATAGCAGCGCCCAGGCGGACAGCAGCATGGCGACGATGGCGAGCAGCCGCAGGGTCACGATCGACCACCAGTTGATCGCCGGCCGCGCGTAGGCGGGCATCATGACGGCGGTCATTTCCAGGATCCGAGGAGCTCGCCGCCGTTGGACAGTGTCACGACGGCGCCCTTGGTCAGCGGCACATCGAAGGTCACGTTCCCGCGGATCTTCTGGCCAGCATGCAAGGTCCCCGATGACAGAGACGGCTCAAAGTCACCGCTGGTCGCGTTGCCGTCCATGACGGAGTATGCGGTGCCGTCAGCCTCCTGGACCCCGAAGTCCCACTCGTTGTAGTCGTAGCTGCCGCCCTGCACCGCGACCGTGACGTTGATCGTCAGGAAGCGCCCGTTCTTCGGGCGGTTCGACGAGTCCATGAACGTCGGATCCCAGTCGGCCGGGTAGAGGTGCGATGCGACGCTGTTCACCTTCACGTCCACGTTCAGGGCCGAGTCCTCGCTCGAGGTGATGTTGACCGTCGAGCCGATCGCGACATTGATCGCGGACGGGTCGGCGCCGGACGTCGGCGTGTCGGTCGGGGTCTGGTCGACCTTGCTGTCGCCGCTGGGAGTGGTTGGGTCCTGCGCGATCGAGTCCCCGGCCGGCGCCGAGCTCGCGACGGCTGCCGTCTTGTGGTGGTGAGAGCCTCCGGCCGCGGCACCGATACCGCCGATGACGACGGCTGCGGCGACGCAGGACAGGAAGATGGTTCGACCGCGGTGGCCCTGTTTCGGCGGTGGCTGGGTCAGCGCGACTGGCCCGAATCGGGCGCGGTACCAGCGGTCGTAGGCTTCTGTCCCGTACTCGGGCATCGGCTCGTTCGGATCGGTCATGATGGTCCCCCTGAAGTAGATGGCTGAAAGTGTGGGCGCGCTCACGGCGCGCTGTGGTCGATCGGTGAGGGTTGCGCTACTCGCCGTGCTGATCCGGCTGTTCGGGTGCGTTGGTAACGGTCGCGTTCACAGCTCGTCGCTCTCGTGCTCGAGGCGGAATTCCTCGGCCTCGGCGAGAGACTCGAACTCGAATCCGGCACGCTGCCAGATCCACGGATGCGACGTCACCACGTTGTGCTGTGTCGGACTCCAGTCCTGCCGAGTGCCGCGCACCTTGACGATCTCGTCCACCCGGCGCGCCTGCTCGGTGGCTTCCTCGTGCGCCTTGACGCATGCGGGACAGAGGCCGGACTGGAGTCGGGCGAGTCGGCTACCGCATTTGTGGCAGCCGCCCCACACCTGGACGCGGCCGACCGCCTCGGCAATGAGGCGCAGCGGGTTCACCGGGAGCCTTGGGGCGGATCGGTGTTCAGCGCCTTGCGAGCCGCGCGGGCTGTCCGGTTGGCGTCCTGCGCCGCATAGGACCGCTGGATGTAGCGGGCGTTGCGGCCCAG